CAAGATATTTATCTACCATGTTTAATAAAGTTGTTGTTTTACCGCAACCCGGAGGTCCGAAAATCCTAAACATTGTAACTAAATTTACCCCACTGATAACACGGATAATTTCCAAATACGGCTACTGCACTAGGAAAAGGTGCCGAGTTTCGTGCACCCTCAAACTTCAAACGTCCTTTGATAAACCACACGGTGTCCGCCCGCATGACATAATCGTGCCACCATTTAGTATCCGTTCGTGACGGTAATAAACACACTACTGTGGCCTCTCCGCTGTCCGCCGACTCGTAGGCTTTCTTTACCCACTTTCCAATTTGTCTACCGTAAGGTGGGTTCATCCAACAGTATCCAGTCCATGTTTTCGATAAAGCATCATCTTCTTTTGTCCAATAATTTTTACATTTTGCATTTTGGTCAGAGGCACATACATCCCTATCAAATCCTTGAAAACGACGCTCCATTTGATCAAAAAAAACTGTTGGAGTACCCCAATCATCTTTTTCACTACTAAAGTGAACCGATTTTTTTGCCATTTCTCCACTCCTTTTTATCCTCCAGCCTCTTCTTCCACATAATACTTTATCGACTCTTTGTCGCCGGATATCAGCCAAGCTGGGGTATCTTCGCCCACATAAGCGCCAACCACGTTAAATTCCATATATTCTATCGCTTCTTCCGATGTCATGCCGTCGCGTTTTTCAAGTATTTTCAAGCACTTACCGTAGTCATATACCACTTTGGTAGGTTGGTTAAATTGCCGGACAATTCCAGCAATCGCTTCGTCGAATCCGTCTGCTGTTTTCATGTTTTTTCCTTTGATACTTTTACCCTAAAGGGTTGCTTTTTAAAAAAGTATCTCTTTTAGTTCATTAAATGCCAAATCAAAAGCCCTATCAAATAGCCGTTTAACAATGTTAAAAAAACTATAAAAATAATCCACAAAATAAAATATGTTTTTAGTTTATTTACTATCTTTTTCATGCTCTAATAACGTAATTAAATCTTGCAATAACTTAACTATTTCTTCATCTTCCGTTGTATCTAACTCTATTATAATTTTTGCCATTAAAAGGGAGCCTCATTATTTTCTCCAAAATCAGGTGTTTCTAAATCTACTTCTATATTTTCAAAAGAAGGTATTGCCCAGACACGCACAGCTTTATTTTTTATTGAAATAGAGGTAGCTTCACCACTTATGTCGCGCAATCTTTGAGCTATTTTATGGGGCTTATATTCTTTAAACTGATTTCTTTTTAAATGCGATTCAAGATCTCTAATTCTAAAATAAATCATTCCTTCATCTTCATCTGTCCACGGTCTTTTTAATAAAATTTCTTCTCGATCTTTAGCTTTTTGCATATCCGTACACCACTCTTCTAATAACTCATAAAAAGCGCCGCTAGTGCTAGCATCTTCGGATACTTCTACAACACTCCCTTCTGTTTTTTGCATATCAGAAAGAAGCGTATTGATTCGTGACTCCCACGCTTGCTTAGACATAGACCGAGGCATGTGATTTAATTGATCTATACAGGCCCGCTGAAAGTTTGTTTGGTTCATTAAACCTTCAGTATCCAGCTCTACAGGTGCTCCATTTACATCCACAAACCACACGGGTGGGTCACTATCATATTTTCTTAAATTAGCCACTGTAGCGCCACTCACAGCGGCATCTATGCCAAATTTTCTAGTTCTACATAAATCATTGTTACAGTAATTAACTATTGGTTTGTCTTTGCATTTATATGCGTAATCGGATTTTTGTAATTGTTTAGCCACGGCCATTACTTCATTTAAAGGTAACGGTGGCTGTAGATAATTGATATTATAATTTTGTATTTCAGTTTCCCAACTATCCGGATGAGCTTTGCGTAAATAAACGCCAAGGTTAAAAAGACCGTTGTTTCTACCTCCCTCACTTATTTTTTGTTTACATAAGTGTTGAAGACAAGGGGGACCATCTTTAATTGCAATAGTATCTTCTTCAACAGCCACCCATGAATGAAGTTGTTCCGGAGTTTGAACATACTTGTCATAAAGCCCAAAAAATTCATCTAAAGTTGCGGATTGTCCATCATCTTTTATAGCATAACGCAACCCGTTTTCATGGTCATCGTAAGGTACATTTAAAAAATTTCCTACGTCACCACGGTCTAAAAAAAGTTGCGTTTGTTTAGGAAAAATTTCAGCATCACCTGTTCCCATAGCACTAGACATGTGACGCAAAATTTCTTGCATTTCTCCGGCAGGCATCCATTCGGACACAAAAACATAACAATGAGCACCACCCGATTTAGAGCGACACACAATCATAGGTATTTTTAAACGACGAATTTTTTCAACGAGCAATTTATGATCAAGGGGGTACTCATCTACGTCTAAGCAACCCCACTTGACCATATTGTTTTCGTTAATTGGAATGATTGCTAACGCATCCCCACCCCCAATTAAATGCTTTTCCCAAAGCCGCGTGGTTCGTTCCTCACGAATAAGCATAGCTTTACCTACGCTTTTACCATTCGCTTTTTTACGATCTACACGATAGACTCCATAAGCACTTTTCAGGCCATCGAAAATTGCCGCAAATTTTTCTGCGTTCATCTAATTGTACTTTCAAACTAAAAGGGTACATCGCTACTAGAATTTTCAGAAATGTCGTCCTTTTCGTGTTTGACCACCACATCTCCCGCATCACAAGACTTGCTAAACATTTTAGCTTGAGCATAAAGTTCATCACTTTGAATAGGACCCTCACGAGTTATTTCCCAGTTCCACCAAGTATAATTATTTTTACCCTGTTCCAGCACAGTTTTTAAATTATAAATGTGAGAATAACGCGGTGGTACAAACGGCCCGTTTTGACCTTGAAGTACCAAAGAAGCTATCTGACTGTTCCATTTTTTTGATTTCTTCAATCCAGTAGAACGCATAGCGATTAAAGCACTGCTTGCAATATTGTCATCGTCTACCACCAATATGAAATGATTGTGTGTATCTTCGAGATAATTACCCCCACCATCTACAATGTATTCTTTGTTATCTTCTGGAGACCGTTCATATTTTGGCAGTTTTTCATGCGGTAAAAATATATTAACAGGGCCTTTTTGACCATCGTTCATTGGTGACCATTCAATCCACCTTCGCTGATAAGCGCACGGGATTACTCTTAACCCATCTTTTCCAGAGTAAATTTCACTAGAAACTGTGTTAAGAATATCTCCGGGAGAAGCAACGTTACCATCCGATTTTGTAAAATCTGTTGCGTTATTTTTCTGCAATAATTTAAGGAAAGGCAAGGCTAAATCTTCTTGACCTAAATTTCCTACACCAGCTCCGGCATCTTCTTCGAACATTGATATTTTAGACATTTGTGAATTACTTTTTTTTGTAACTTGTTTACCATTCATTATTTTTTACCTCGTTTGAGTTTTGCTTCTTGTGAAATAAAAGGATTAAAAAACGCAGGAATTTCCTCTCCGTTTTCATTAAGTTGTCTTAAGAAAGCGTTAAGTGTTTGGTTATGCACCGTTTCTTTGTCATCTACGGCCAAGCCTTTTGAATTTGCATTTAAATGATCTGATAGCAAAGCTTTTGTGTTCTGTGCTATGTCATCCTCCCCTGCACCAAAAGAAACGGAAATGACATGTTTGACTAAATCACCATGACCATTATCGCGTAACCATTGAAAAGCTTGTGGCCTGTCTGCTACTTTAATAGACCCTGCTACGACTTGTTTTACAGAAATCATTGACCCATCTTCCATCTTGAGTTCGGATAAATTTAATTCTGCAAGTAAGGCCGGTAAGGATTCTGTTACAAGTTTGTAACGGTTGTTTTTTGCTTCTTTTAGATTCTGTTCAAATAATTCTATTTGACTATCAATGTTTTCTAACTCACTGACCATTTCAGATACAGTGTGTAACTCATTACCTAAGTTTTTTAACTTAGATGAATCGTTGGAGTCTTCTTCTAACATTTTCATAAAATCTTTAGACATGTTTTCTCTCCTTTTTGTGTCGTGGTTAAAGACTTAAAAGCCTTGAAGATATCGACACTATAGTATATTCTTGTATATGTCAAGTGGAGGATCCTTATGGAATATAAAAGCAAAACAAAAGCCTATAAACATCAACAAACTGCTTTTGATAAAAGTTGGGATAAAAAAGAATTTGCTCTTTTTATGGAAATGGGTACAGGAAAAACAAAAGTAGCTATAGATACTTTTGGCACTTTATTTCAAAAAAATAAAATAGATACCGTTTTGGTTTTAGCGCCAAAAGGTGTTTTTGACAACTGGTATTCTAAGGAAATTCCGCAACATTTGTCGGAAAAAATTAAAATTAAAATGGTGCGTTGGCAACCTAACATGACAAAAAAGTTTCAAGAAACTATGCGAGATTTAGTTTTTAGAAAGAACCGTGAACCGGGATTTTTGCATATTTTAATTATGAACATCGAAGCTATGTCAACAACCAAGGGTGTAATGACCTCATTAAGATATTTTAAAGAAAATCCAGACAACTTTTTAATAGTAGATGAATCAACAACAATAAAAAATTATAAAGCGTTGCGTACAAAAAATGTTATTAAACTATCAAAAATTGCAAAATTTAAACGCATTCTTACCGGTAGTCCGATTACAAAAAGTCCCTTAGATTTATATAGTCAATGTGAAGTGCTTAATTCTAAATTACTCGGTTTTAAAAATTTTTTCACATTTCAAAATCGTTATGCCGTGGTTCGTCAAAGAACGTTAGGCCCACGCAGTTTTAGAGAAATTACGGGTTATCAGCGATTAGATGAATTAAATACAAAAATAGATTGTTTTTCTGAACGTGTTTTAAAAGATGATTGTTTAGATTTACCCAAAAAAATTTATATGTTGCGCGAAGTTCAAATGACTACAGAACAAAAAAATTTATATAAGCAAATGAAAAGTCTTGCTTTAGCTCAATTTGATAACGGAGAATTATCAACTACCCAAAGTGTTTTAACTCAAATTATGCGTTTACAACAAATTGTTTGCGGTCATTTACAGCCAGACGAAAACACAATACAACCCATAAAAAATAATAGACTGGATAGTTTGTTAGAAACAGTAGATGAATTACAAGGAAAAGCAATAATTTGGGCAACATGGACGCATGATGTTTTACAAGTTGCTGAAGCCTTGCGCCGTCGTTTTGGAAACGATTCGACGGCAATTTATTATGGTGGCACTCCACAAAATGAAAGACAAAAAATAGTTGAACAATTTCAAGATATAAATTCGTCTTTACGATTTTTTGTAGGACAACCAAAAACAGGGGGATTTGGTTTAACGTTAACTGCCGCCACTACGGTAATTTATTTTTCTAATGCTTATGATTTAGAAATTAGGTTGCAATCAGAAGATAGACCGCATCGTATAGGTCAAGAAAGTCCTGTTACATACATTGATTTAGTAAGTATTGGAACCATAGATGAAAAGATATTGAATGCACTTAAATCAAAAATAAATATAAGTTCAGAAGTTTTAGGTGAAAAAACAAGAGATTGGTTAATTTAAAGGAAATTTTACGTGACACAAGTATATACCTGTTACTATATAAAAAAAGACGATTTAAATTTTATTTTTAAATCAATGAAAGATACGTTATCTGAAGATCCTAGTGTAAACTCAGAGAAAAACTTACAAAAATCTTTAGATATTTTAAAAACCTCCGTAAAAGATGAAAGTAAACTTTAACGCCAAACTTTTGTCGTATTTGGATTTACCATAACGGGCATACAGGTTGCACCGATTTCAGGTTGGTTATATTTTTGACTCAGCCAATAGTTTTGTCGCCGGATGCTTTTAGCAAAATACTGACATCTGTTAATGTCGTACCAATAAGATTTATCAGGTTGTGGCCGTCCATCTAAAAAGGTTGTGAGCATAAATACAAGAAGCATTATTCACCGCCCAGTGAAATAACCCAAATAAATCCTATAATTATTCCTAAAACTGCAATTATTCCTAATATCCCAATAACAAAATCAAATATTTTTTGTCTTAAAATAATACGATTATGTATGGCTTTAGCCCGTCTTTCCCGTATTTCTTTTTCTTGAGCAAGAAGATTATCCCATTCGTCCTTGCCCCATTGCCACATAATAAGCTCACGTAACTGTGCTCGTTGATCACGCATCTTTTTTTGTGCAATCATAGCATCAAGAGCTTCTGATTCTACAGACTTAGCGTTTGTAAGTTTTTTAAAAAATGGTGGATTTTCCGCTCGTTCACGAGCTTTATTTATATCTGAGCAACACTCAAACCAGCGGCTTATATGTCCTACACAATCTTCTAATTCTCTACCACTTTGAACTAACTTAGTAACTTGATTAACTGCTTTGCTAGCTAAAGTAATTGCTGCTGTAACAGTTAAGGGATCAGGCATTTAATTTAACCTATCAAAGATCCAATTCCTTTTCCAATATTTTGTTGTTCTATTAAAGGACTTGTTATATCGTCAGGAAACATAGCGGCGTATGCTTCACGATTTATTGGTTGTGAAGGTGCTTGAACAATGTTAGTCGGTTCCGATGATGCTGATGGCGGTGATGCGGATTGTGTTACAGGCTGCAAATTTGTTTCATTTGATATAAAAGGTTTAATAGAAGTTTGATTATCAGGCTCTGTATTCAATTCATCCGCGTCTTCATTTGAAACTGCATCAACAGAAGTTCTAGATAGGATTGAGCTAAGATTGAAAGGAAAACTTAACAATTTACCTACCATAAAGCCTAAATTTTCTACCGCATCCACTTTTTGCTGTGTTTTTTTAGATTTATTTACTATACTCGAAAAGACACTATCATTTGTTATGGAAGGCGACAATGCCGACACAATTAAATCGTTGATTAGTAAATTAGGCATGTTGTTAATAAAATTATCGGCTATGGAAGCTCCAAACTGCGGTGCTTGAAGTGTTCCTGTATTTAAACTTCTTCCACCTAATGCGCCAAATACTTTAACAAGATACTGCATGAGCAAACCATTGCCCTCTAAAAAATCTGTTAAATCTTTATCTGTAAGTTGTATATCTCTTGAAAAATTTAAATTCTTTGATGCTTTTTGAAATTGTATTAAACGATTTTTAAAGCCTTTTTCTACAACATTTTCTTGAACTAAAAAATCAATTAAATTTTGTTTGGGTTTATTTTTATTTTTTAAAATACCTTCTTTAAAAAAAGTGTTAAAAAAAGGTGCCATATCAACGTTGTCACTATCTAAATTTTTGCTAGCATTAAAAGCCGTTCTTTTTAATGCAAAATCCACAACCGCATATTTAATGGCCTCTAAATTATCTTTTACAGGAACCGTGTTTTCCGTTTTAGTCGGATTTTTTGCAAAATCAATTAAATTTTTTAATTGAGCTTCTGGTGTTTTAACACTTTTTGTAGTCAAAATATTATGAATAACTGTGGTTGGTGAATTTTTTATAAGTTGACCAAATCGTTCATTATTTTGTAAACTACTTATGTACGTATTAGGACTTTCAAACATGTTTACTTTTCTAAAAGAAGGAACATCAACGTTAAACATTCTTTGTAATATTTCTCTTGTTATTGGATTTTCTAAATCCGCTTTTAAACCAACCATTTCCGGGTTTAATTCAAAAACACGATTATACCTATTAAAAAAATTATCTAAATTTTTTCTTGTAATCGTAGGTATTGCTTCTTCCGTTAAAGATTTAGGAAATAAACTTGTATCATCTTCTCTACTTCTTACACCTTTTTGTATTTTTCCAAGAAGTGCTTCATCTGGTTGAAGTTTTGTAAATAAGGAAGCTCTTATAAAATCTGTTACAGATTTATTAAACGTAACAGTATCGTCTAAAATATCTGTAGAAAGTTCTTTAAGTAAAGGGTTTTTTGGGTCAAGAACCGTTTCTCCTTGAACACCTTTTAACTCTTGTTTAGTCATTCTATTTAAAAAATTTATTGCATTATCTAACTGTTCATAGTAAACAGCGGAAGAATCATCATCGTTTCTAAATAAATAATGAAGTGCTGTATCAGCGTCAACTATATTAACTTTATCTCTTTGTTTTTTATTAAGTTTACCTGCAAAAGACCGTTCGAAAGCTTCGTTCCTTAAAAAAGTAAAAACATACGCTCGTAACTGTTTTTTACCTTGTTCTGATTTCATAACTTCAGAAATTATTTTTGTATCTGACGGCACTACTTCACCGTCTGGACTTGTTCGATAACCTACAGAAGCTAATAAATCTCTTGTAATAGCTTTTTCTATATTGCCATAACGTCTAGCTAGATTTTTTTCATTTTTAGCTAAAGCATCTTCTTTATCTTTTCTAATTTGTGTTCTTGTTTTAGTTAACTTGTTTAATGTAATAGGTTCAAGTTCATCAGGTCTATCTAAAATTATTTTACGTTGATCAAGTAATCCATCTATTTCAGAAATTAAATTGTTTATTTTGATGTTATTTTTTAAAATTCCAATAACATCATTACGTTGTTGTTTATTAAGCTTTGTAGAAATTATTTCTGACATTTGTAAAACATCTTCTTTTGTACCTTTTACACCTGTAACAGATGGATCAAAAGTAAATCCCGATGTTTTTCTTTTATCTGTTTTTTCTAATTGCTGAAGAGCCTTTTGAAAATCTTCGCTATTTAACTCATTAAAAGATTTATTTGGAGCTATTAAATCGTAAAGTTGATTTAAAGTTTGTTGATATATATTAGTGGGCACTACATCTTTGCGAACCCCTATTTCAAATCTTTTATCAACGGTTTCTTTTGTTATTTTTCGCTCGCCCCGTTCAAATATATTTTGAGAACGTAAATTTAAATTTTCAAGACGATTTGTTTTAGGCGTTATTTTTTGATCAATTTCTTTAGCTTGTTTTTGTTTATTAGAACTAATTAAAGATTCAGCCAAGGGTAAATTAGCTTTAGGAATTTTAACGCCGTCTAAAACCGCATCAACACTGTACTGTGCCATATCGTCTTGTATTGCTTTCATAAGTTCAACGGGTTTAATAGTTTCCGTCATTTTAATGTCCGCATACAAAGAATTTTCAACTTTTTTAGAATTATTTAAAGCATTATCTAAACGTTCCTTTGCAACTCTACTAGATCGTTCTTTTATTCTAAGTACGTTATCAGGGGTTATTGTTGTTTCATCTATGTTAGATAATTTTTCAATAAAATTAAGATAATTAGCTGCAACATTGTTTGCCTCTAATTGCAATATGCTTTCAATGCCACGTACTTCTAAATCTGCCGCAGTAATTAAAGCTTCATCTGAACCTTCTCTGTTTAATCCAACTATTAAACGATTGATAGAATTTAATCCTTCTTGTGCTGAAGATTTTATGTTTTGTCTTAAAGCTTCATTACCGGATCTTTGACTAATTAAATTTTCTAATATTTGTAAAAGAACGCTTCCAGATCTTTGACCGGGAGTAAAAGGTAGTGGATTACCAAATTCATCTACAAGTTCTAAACCCATTAAACCTGTGTTAGTTCTTGCAGCTTCGTCAATTTGACTTAAAGATTCGGCGGCCGTGCCTCGTTGATATTGTGTAAATACTTTGCTTTCAGGGTCCGCTAATTTACTTAATTGTTCGTCTAAATAATTAGCAACAGACTCCGCTCTTTTTTCTTTTGAAAATTTACCTAATATTTTTTGAAATCCTCCAGAAGCATTAGCAGCCACGGATGTAACAATACGAAAAGGAGAAATTATAGCCGCACTTGTTTCTGCTAAAAATCTACTAACATTATCTTCTGGAAAAACAAATTCAGATCCTGCACCTGCCGCAGATGCCGCCGCTGAAGCACCTAATTCTGGAATTACAAGTTTTGAAGGTTTTTCACGGGCTAATTTACCTAAATCCCTCAAAGCAGCACTAATACCTTCACCATATTTTGCACCAAAAGAACTAGGTGGAACACTATATGTTTTAGCACCTGCTGAAACATTTTCAGCTAATTTAATTGCAGGTAAAATAGAAAAGTCATCTCCAATAGTCGCTAATAATCTGTTTGTAGGTATTATGCCCCCAGTAAAATAAGCCGCCGTTTCACCAAAAACTTCTGCGGGCCTATCTGAAGCTAACCTTTGTGGGTCCATGTCTAACCCTAATTTTTCCCCTACTATATCTTGTCCAGCCTTTGTTGTTCCCCCAAATAAAGCTGCTCCCACTAACCCACTTATCAACCGTGTACCAAAAATTCCCGCTTGAAAAGGTAAGGGTTTTCCACGAGCTAATTTACCTAATGGTTTAGTAACATCAAAACCTTTTTTAAAACCAAATCCTGCGGCTGTTCCGGGAAGTATGTTTTCAGAAAAACTTTCTATTGCTGTAGGAACAAAACCTTCAGACTTTATTCCAGTAAGCTTACTTATAACTTCTTCTGTGTTAAAACCTGCATTAAAAGCTTTGTCAATATTAAAACCCGTTTCTTTTGCTAATCTACGTGCAATAGCCATTTGAGCGTCTTCAGTAGAATAATCTAAATCATATAAAGCAGATCTAGCAGCATTAAGATTAAAGTTTTGAACTTGTTTTCCACCAGATGGCGTGTTAACTATAGAAACTTTATTTAGTTTATTGTCTTCAAAATTATCCATATTTTTACTCAAAAAAAGCGTCTAAAGGATCTTCACCTGTATTTTGTGGAGGTAATTCTTTTTTTAATTTTCTTCTATATGCTTCTAACAAAGGTTTATATTCAGCCCTTAAAGACTTAATACGATTTAACTGCACACGTTCATTAGATTTATCTGATGCGCTTAAATTAGCCGATTCAAGATTTTTTTCTATAATATTTTCCATAAAGTCAATCGTTGATTCCGTTGCTTCTAACTGAGATAAAACACGCGAATCTGTAGCAAAAACAGGTATTTCTAAATCTCTTAACATGTTAAGAAGCGTTTGATTTTCTCGAACAGATATGCTGTCTAATAATGTAACAGTTGTTAAGGTATTTAAAGCTTTAATTTTTCTACCCACGGCTTCTTTTTCTTTTAATATATCTTTTGAAGATTCAACACCTAAATCCGTAGCAATATTTGCAAGTCCTCTTACAGGGGTTGCTATAGGGTTAAAAATACTAGTTCCAGCCGTTAAATCTGTACCGGGAGGTAAATCTGCAAAAACTTGAGGTTTATTTTTTTCTTTTTGTTCCGGTAAAACAATGCTTAAATATTCGTCATAAGGCATATCAGAATACACATCTTCATATATTTTACGAGCCAACTCATCCTTGTCACGTTTTTTGTAACGTGGGTTTTGTGCAACAAATTGTTCGATGGTTATGTTTGGTTTTTGCATAATTTAATTGTTTCGTTGTGTTAATGGTCCGTCACCATTGTTGTTTAATCCAAATTCTTTATTTAAAGAAGGGATAGGAAAGTTTTTTTGTTCACGTTTTTCACGAGCCTCTCTTAACGAAGTTGGTAAATAACCCGGTCTTTCTACAACATTTTGATTTTCATCTCTGGTTAGTTGTGGTGTTATATAATATTTCGTAGTAAGTTCTACTAAACTATTTTCACTAGCGCTTGTCTTACCCTGTGCATACCGATTTAACAACTCAGAATCGGTTACAACATTGCCATAAACTGCCTCTGGACCAGTACCCTCAAAAAACTGATCTTTTTTAGTAAAACCCATTAAAATTTCTAATCTTTTAAGATCTAACTCATCTTCTTTAATCTTGTTTAAATTCTTTCTTAATCCAAAATCTTTTTCAAATTCAGATATAGCTTGTTTGAGGTTTTTGTCAAACATATTTAGTTTGTCCTCACCCAAAGATTTTTCAAGTTCTAAGCGTAGTCTTTGTCTTTCATTTTTATTTTCTTCACCTAATTTAAATAGGTTAAATTCGTTTTCAAACTCAAGTTTAGCCAAACGTGCAGCGCTAGCTCTTTCTTTTTCCTTATCTTCTAAAAAGTTTTTTAATTTTTCTTCATCAAATATTCTTTGAGAAGCATTATCCAAAAGATTATTATAGTTTTCCTCATTTATATTTTTAAATTCCTGATTAGCCAAACCATATTTAAGTCGTAACTGGTCTCCTGCAAGTTTGTTTCGCAATTTTTGAGCAGCTTCCAACCTATTATTTTCATTTTCTTGTCTAACATTAAAGAATGCTGCCTCTACTTCTGCTTCTGCTGCTTTTGTAGTCATATCAATCTTAAATTTGTTTGCGGCTCTTTCTGCTTCACTTATCCGTTTTAAATTGAAAAGGTTATTTTGTGCCACCCTTTCAAGTTCTGCAACGTAACCTAGTCTTTGTAAATTTGCTCTGATATCTGTGTTCTTTAAAGATTGGTTTAATCTGTTAGTCTGAGCTTGCAATCTAGCTTTAAAACCCCTAAAAGACTCGTTCTCTTCGCGTTCAAAATTACGTATAAATTGGGCTAAATCTTCTTGAGTTTGTATGCCAGCAGCCGTTATCCTTTCACGCCCTGTTTGGCTTCTTCGAGCCGTTTCTTCTTTTTCTGCCGCCTCTAAAGCCGCTAAATCTATAGTCCGTTGTGCTTTACGTTCTTCTTCTAAACGTTCGCTTATACGTTGAGGAACTCCTGAAAATGCTGCCGCCGCTTGGGCTGCGGGAGACAAGTCACGCACATCTTTACCGCTTGCATCACGCCCCGCCGCAAAATTAGCCGCTGCTGCGGCAATATCAAAATAGTTTTGTGCTTTTTGAAAACCTTTTTGACTTTCTGTAGGGCCTAATATATCTCTATATAAATCACGTCTTTGTGCTAAAGATTCACGTAACGCACCTTCCTTTGCGTAATCTCTATCTAACATGCCTACAGCATCCCCTTTAAAACGTACCGGTCCTTTAGAATCAACTTGAATAGGTTTAATAGAAAACGTATCTTCAGCTGCATTTAAAACAGACGATTCAATGGGTCTTACAGATGCTGGGTTTAATTGCTTTATAGAAGTTCCCATATTTATATTTGGATTTGCATTCCTAAAAATATTTCCTAGGTCCGTTTCATTTATTTTTTTTGTTTCAATGCCAACATTTAAGCCTAAATTTTTTGGCACGTTTAAAAGGTCTTTGCCAAGCATTTTCCTAGCTCTATCGAGTTGCTTTGTTTCCAACCTCGTAACATCATCTCGGTCGGTTGGATCCAGCCCAAAAAAACTTCCAAGTCCAAAATATTCCCTCATTACAAGTCTACTCCATAATTTTGTACGGAAGATAACATAGCTGGTTGCTCGGCTCCCTGCATCATTAAATTGCCCATACCCATACCCATGTCTGTAGGCTCACCTGCTTCCCCTATCATTTCAGCACCTTCCGTTAATTCTCGTACCATTTGACCAATACCACTATCTATAGCACCCTGTTCTGTCATCATAAGTGTAGGTTGAACCAAAGTTAAAACTGTTTCGGGAGTCGCGGCTGCATCTTCAGGACCCACGATACTAGCTAATTCGCGATATCTTTCCTCAATAGGTCTTTCATTACCGCGTATAGCGTTAATCATTTCCACAGGTTCTTCAGCGCCTTCAATAGACGATAATACTTCACCGACATACTCTGTGCCCACTTTTTCCATTTCATTAGCCGAATCCCTTTGTACATCGGTTAATAAATTAGAAGGTATACCACCTTGTTCTTGCATACTACCTATACCCAACGTTGAAGGTTCTACCAAGCCCCCTTGATTAAATTTTCTAGGATTAAGAACAGCAGGTATATCAACTTCTTTAGAACTTATAGAGTCTGAACGTGGCATATATTTAGAAACACTGTCCCTATTTGTAAAAAATTCATCCATTTGTTTTTCTTCTAAAACCTTTCTTAAAATGTCTGAGTCAGATTCACTTGCTAACATTCCTACGCCTATAGCAGCTAAAGCACCTTGTGGACTAAAAGCAAATCTACCTAAATTTTTTCCAAAACGCCCTAATTTTTGAGCACTTTCGCTAGATTTAATTTTATCAAATAAGCCACTTTTTTGAGCATCTAAAGCAGCTATTCCCGTTCCTATTGCTGCTCCAGCAAGTGGGGCACTTCCAACATCTTCTTTACGTTTTTCAAACTTCATTTCTTCAACTTGTTTAACAGCATCTTCTAAAGAAAAACCCTGCAAAAATAACGTTGCAACTATTTCTTTTTCACGTTCATTTAAGTTGCTCAAAATATTGGGCGAAACATTTTTTTCAACTTCGCCGCCTTCTTGAAAACCTTGTTTAAATAAAGGTCTGTTTAAAACAAAATCCACTATAATATACCTCCGGTAGATCCACCTTGAAGTTGATTTAAACCTGCAACCGTTGCTCCCGCAGCCGTGCCCGCTCCTAATAAAGTTTGCCACCAAGGCGTGTTAGGGGCCGTTCCAGAAGATACTGTTTGCATTGCAGAAGGTGTTTTAGACAATATATCACTGTATGTTCCGAATAAATTTAAAGGTTGATAAAAATTTTGGGTGTCGGTTAAACGTTTAGCTTCTAATTCTTTTTGTGCCTGTTCTTGTTGCGTAGCACCGGTAGCTAATAAATTAGTTAAATCTCTAGTGCTAAGTTGTGAAGTTAGTTCCCCTATGCCCGCCTGTTTAACCCCTAAATCACCTAAAGATGACCCTAAAGAACCTATTCCAGAACCAATCATTCCTTGTAATTGTGCTGCATTTTGCGCTAATTGTGCTGCCTGTGTGTAACCTTGTTGTCTTAACTCACCTGCTGCACGGGCGGAAGCATCAAACAAACGACCTGCTCTCTCCGCTTCCTCTACGCCCATTCTAGCTCCACCAAACGCACCGGAACCAGCCGCTCTAGCTCTATTTTGAACACCTTGAATTTGACTTTGCCTAGCTAAATCTGCAAGAGTTTGATCTACTACCTGCTGTTCAAAAGGGTTAAAAAATTGCGAAATAGCTGACGGATCTACTAAACCAGAAGCTTTTGAAAAAGCTTCCATTCCAGCATCATCTATAGCGTCCGTACCTCTTCTAACCGCTTGTACGCCGCCTTGTATAAACGGTTCAAAAGAACCTATACCTTCCCCCGCAACCCTCATTGCTTGAATTTGATTGGGAGTTAACCCAGCAACTTGATACTGAGGCGCTGTTAAGCCTAATTTTCGATCTATTTCAGCTTTTACGTCATCTAAAAGAGCAAGTCTTCTAGCCTCCATTTCTGGAGATTCAGCCGTGATTTGTGTAACTGTTTCATTAACCATAAAACTTACGCAGCTCCTTCAAAATTACGCATCATATTATACATGTTTTTCATACCTTCTTTACGACTACCGTCACCTGCACCACGAACGGCTTTAGCCGTCATAACAAATTCCCCATTAGATAACATAGCTGGAACATCATCAGAAGTTTCAGTTCCCGGACCATATATAGCACCAACTTTACGCGGAAAATATTGACCATTTATTTCCCCACCGTTTGCGGCAAATCTTGATGGAATTGAAATAGAATCACTAATTAAATCAGTGGGCCTATATTGTATAGGTGTTGCAAATCTAAATTGATCTACATTTGAAGAAACCGTTCCAGTTGGACCATATCTTTGTTCAAAAAAATTAGCTTGTTCGGGTTCTTCAGGCGTATCAAAGGCTCCCGCTAAACCCGCTATTCCTGTTGCTATCGCTGCACTAGGTCCAAAACGTTGAAATAAACCCGGCTCAACGCTTTTTTGTGCTAGATCAGAAGCTTGCAGAGCACGGGCGTTTGCTAGTTTTTCATCACCAGTTCTTGCAAAAACATCTTGTTTAACTCGATTAAAAGCATCGTCACCCGCTTTAATTTTTTGCGTAACAATGTCTTGCTCGCTTCTCCCACCCCTAAACAAAATATCTTTAGCACGATCAAACTTACCCTGCGATGCACTTGAAGATTGTCCAGAACCTACAGGTAAATTTGAAGATTGTCCAGAAACTACAGGTGCACTTAAATCAAGATCTATATTAGATGCAATTACAGGTTGTTCTGGAGTAGTAAACCTAAAAGGTAATTCTCCACCTTGAACATTTACACGATCAAACTGCGGGAATTTTTGGGACTCGAAGTCAAGTTTTAAAATATCCGGGTTGAGTTGATTTGTTTCAAGTGCAGGCCCCGAAATAGTTGCAGCGTCACCTGCGTTTGCTAAAGCTTCTGTTTGACTTTCAGTAGTTCTTAATGAACCTTGTTGTAAAGGCACCGCACTTAAACCACGAGCAACATTAAATGGCCGCATTAAATCTTGACTAATGCCTTGCTCAAAACCTGACATAAAATCTTGACCCGGCACTTTTCTAAAACCACCGCGTAAACCTGAAAATAAACCGCCTATACCCCCTGCAATTAAAGAATTTTTTAAAGCATCTTTAGCACTGCCGCCACTTAATAATGTACCAATACCAGTACCTAAAGCGCCACCATATATAGGTCCTAAACCGGGAACTAAACTAAGCGCTACGGGTAAAACAGTAGGAGCCACTTTTTTTATTACTTTTTTTACACCTGAAAATATTTTTTTTAAAAAAAACTCTGGTTGTCCTGTTACAGGGTTAATACTATTTAATTGATTCCCTACTACATATCTATTAGGATCTAAACCTATAGATTCCATTTGACGAAATAAATTTTGTTTTAAATTTGGATTATTTTTAAAAACTTCTGCTGGAATTACTGTTTCACCTTCCGAAGCATGTACGATATACGTATCTTCGTTTCTACCAAACTCAGCTAATTTATCCGCTACTTGCGATAAACCTAATATACCACTTGAATTTTGTGTAAATTGAGTCATACGTAACACCTATTATATTCTATAAACACTATAACAAAACCTCACGTTGTAGTCACGGTAACTGTTCCAACAGCACCTGTTCCAGATAACCCTGCCGGATGCGGCGTATTAACCTTTGTAATTAAAACAAACCCATTTTGTTCAAATAAAGCTCCATTTTCTAAACCGGAATCGCTACTAGGTAAATTAGTAAGCGTCATGGTAGTTGCACGTTCTTCTCCCGGATTTCTTAAAATATTAACAAAAACAGCAAAATTACGCACTAAATCTGCAAAATAAGTTGACTGATATTCTTGCGGTGGCATAGATAAAAAAGGTGCAGGAACTTTAAATCTAGACATTATCTTCTTCCATCGGGCCTTATTTGAACTCTAGAGGAACCTAATCGCCATTGTACCCCGGTTTGTGAACTGGCAACTTTTAAAGCAAAACTTCGACCCCTTAGTCTTACAAAAGCTTGTTCGGTAAATTGTTCTACAATAGTACTTGTTTCTGCAACAGATTGCGTAATATCACTGTCGTTACTTTGTAAATAATTTCCTCCCGGAAAATTTCGTGTTTTTAAAGTAAAGGTAGCTTTTGGACTAGGATCTTCCGAACCTGTAAAAGTAATGTCTGGAATTAAACGATCTAAAAATAAAAAATTATCCCCATCCTCAATATCTATTTGACTTGATTCAATATGTGCACTAATTGCTGAAGGTGTTGTGGTGCTACCATCATTAAGGCCATTTTCATGTGTATATAAAATACCTGAAGAATCTGTTGCTAAAGGAAAATCAAAAATACCACGATCTATCCATGATGTGCGTGTTAAAGTTCCTACAGCCCACGATTTTTCTACATAATTATATATAACATACCTATCAATTTCTTCTGAACTACTCGTAGGATAAAACCACCAAACCTCATTAAAAGTGCTATTTAATGCCGCAAAAACTTTTTCTTTTTGACCTAAGTTAAAATCATTAAAAATAAAAGCCTTAACGGAACAAGGTAGTTTTTGAACACGACCATCATAAGCATAAAAATCTTCTGCACCCATCCAAAAAACAAAATCATCAACAGCTTTTGCTGCGTTTGGTCCCATAATAGTTATGTTTTCAGATACTAAATTTAAACCAAAAGTAAATGGAGGCCCTAAAAACTGTAAAGTGTGAACTGAAACATCTGTAAAAACTAATATTTGTTGCCTAGTTTTTATAGCTTGTACTATTTCTGAACCACTTGTTACCCGCAAATCACCGGCTGAATTAGTCGCTAAAGACTGCCAAGTGGTTGCTGTGCCTTGATCTGAAAAACGAATTAACAAGGGATCTTGTGTTCCTATAGCTGTTTCAGCATCACAACCAAAAGCAATAACATGAACGTTAGGATCAACCATTATTTGTGTAGCAATAGTGGGTGTTGTGGAATCTGCTCCAGAGACACTTTTTAATTCTGTAGCTCTTGAGCTACCTAAAGTATCTGCGCTGGTGTCCCAATAATAAATGCTTCCATTTCTAATGTTAATAATTAAATCTTCACCGAAATTATCATGCGACCATATCCTTAAAATTGCACTTTGAGTTGGCGTTCCATCGGAATCCCATGTACCCCTACCCCATGTTCCCGTGCCCCATCCTGTACCAAAAACAGTGCTATCTAATCCTGTATTTATTTGAAAAGCCGCTGTTCCGCTACTACCGCCACCTGCCGTACTTCCTGAAGTAGCCGATCCACCTGTATCAATTTTGAAATGCGTAGTAGATATAGTTCCACTAGTGTTGGTTAAATCAATAATTTGATGCTCTTTATTTAACTGAGCTGCCGTAATTCCATCCGTTGTCGTTAAACTAGCTAATGTTACAAAATCATTTTGAACGGCACCATGTGCAGAAGCCGTTTGTATTGTTACTATTCCAGAACCCGCAGAGCCTGTTGTAACACCATTATTTGAAACGTTTATTGTAGCTCTAAGAGGTGTGATATCTTTGTATTCACCCCCTCTGTTTATGTAATACTTTAAATTTGTTCCAACTCCCAATAGTTTTAAACCTGAAAGTGTAACCCACGTTTTTAAAGCTCGTGATGTTCCAAGAAAAGTATTTAACGTGTCTTTAATCCAACCACCTATTTTTTCAGGAACACCAAATCTGAAACGTATTTTATCACTATCTCGCCAACCACCCTCATTACTATAAGACGTAACTTCCTTATTTATTCCCGGTTTAAATTGAAGCTTAAATAAAGGCATCACAACCTCATTAACAAAGTTATAATTAAACCTGCCATACCGCCCAATAAAGCAAAAGTATGTTGGCGTATATTACGTTCTATATTATCTAACCTGTTAAAAACAGTTTTATCTCTTTCTTCAGAACGTGCTACATGCGCTTCTAATTTAGAAGCAACATCGTGTATTTTTTCTTCTGTATCTTTCATAATTAAATAACGGGTTTAGTAGGAAATGTTACATTTGTTAAATTATTGTTACTATCAAACTTTGGATTCGCAGTTGCCGGTAAATCTCTTAATGCCTGACGATAAGTTTTCCAGTCTTCTGCCATCGCTAATCCGGATTCTAATGATTTAGCCACTACCCAATCTGTACTTTCTAACAACTCATTTCTAACTCTTCGCAGTTCTACCATGGGTTTTGCATTATTTATTTCTGTTATTTTGCTGTTAACATCAGATTCAGAAGGAACACTATCTCCATTCATGTTATGCCAAACGATAGAATCATAAGTATCTCCGCAACTCCATTCTGCGTTTGGAGCGAGTTTATGTAGGGCATCGCATATAGTAGGTATCATCCTGCAATCTCCACTAAGGTTATATGAGTGGTAAGTGTGCTTCCTGTTGAACTAGCATTAGATATTTTATGTTGTGCTTTATACGTTAATTCACTTGCACTGCTTGGGCTATCTAACACAGCTAAAGACATAGGTGCTCTCGCTTGCAAACCACCACTGCCACTAGCCGCTGTTATAGATCTTTCACCTAAACTAGTGCTGTCTCGAAGAACTTTGTGTGAATAGGTTACGTTAGCCCCGGCAGTTAATGAATATAGAGCATCAGAGTTATATAAAACTAATATTTTATTAGCACTGTTTTGAGGCGTTATATTTGCGGTAACACTTGCAATATCTTCATAACTAGTTGAAGTTGTGTTTGCTGTTCCAGAATTACTTGCTGTTACAACTTGCAAAACAGCATTTGACATAGCACCTTTGGGTAATGTAATTCCACCACCTGTAATAGTTGCACCTGTAACTAATGATCCGCCAACCATAGTTGCGAGTAATAATTGAGAATCTTCACTTCCGTCAGAAACGTCTGTTGCTTTAGCTAATATTTGAACTGCATCAAACTGTTGATTATTGTCGTTCTCCATATCCATAACAATAATACCGCCATTGTCATTGTCCGCAGGAGAACCCGAAGTTCTTTTTAGTCTTAGAAAAGGCCCCGCACCTGAACCAGCATCATCAGATAAAAGTTGCAAAAGTGTAGTTACACTATCTGCTGCTGTTTCTAAAATTAAACCTGTATCTGCTACATGCGTTAAAGTAACATCATTATCTGCGCCAAAATTAAGCACTGCGCCATCGCTTTGTAGACTTACATCATCACCAAAAACTATGTCATTAGCTAACAAACTAGCAACTGCTGCGCCACTTCCTGCGCCATCAGCATAAACAATATTAAAAGCTCCATTAGCTATAGTAACTGTTGCACCAGAACCTTGTTTTATAATAATAGATTGACCGCTACTATTAACAATAAAATAAAGTTTATCTTGATCATTAGGACTTATGGTTACTGTATTAGTACCACTAGGAGATCCGCCAAAAATTAAAACTTTAAACATACCATCAGATAATGTTCCATCTGTAGTAGTTAAAGTGTGAGTAGTTCCAGATAATGAAACAGAACCAACGCCAGACAATACCCGGTCAATGATGTCAAAATTAGTATTAAGTGTAACACCCCATTGACCCTCTTGATCTCCCGAATCAGGTTTTTCAAGTCCATTGTTTACTGTAAAGCTACTAGTCATTTATTTTTCTTCTAAAAAAGCCACTCTAACTTTTAAAGCATCAATTTCTGCAAGGGCTTCTTGTAATGCTCCTGTTAATAACGGAATTAATTTACTTTGATCTATAGATTGAGCGAGTATTTGTCCATTTAGTAAACCGTCTTTTTCACCTGTAACAGCTTCAGGAACGACTTTTTGAGCTTCATGCGCTAAAAAACCATCTACAGTTTTATCCGTATTTGTCTTAAAATTAAATCTTTTCGGTTTTAATTCTTTTATTCTGTCCATAGCTCCAGACATATCTACTATATTTTCTTTAAGCCTATAGTCTGATGTTGTGTTATAACTAGTCGCATCACTAGTGCAGCTTATAGAGCCAACCGTAGACGAACCAACCTCAAAAGTCATAGGTGACATGGTAGTTTCACCCGTTCTAACTGCAATTCCACTTTCTCCAGAGGCTAATCCTAAAGCTACTGCTGTGCCCGATGCAGAAAAAGTAGTTCCTGTGCCACTTACTAACCTATCTGCATGTACTCGTAACCACTTTAAAACACCTGAACCAGTATTTGAGTAATTAGAATCTGTACCTAAAATTGCTGCACTATCAGCACCCGGAAGAACCTCCCGAACATTACTATTTCCAACGCCAATTTTTAAAATATTTGGAAAAGAACTACCATCTTTAACATAAAATTGAAACTCACCTTTTTCTGACCCATCTGTGACATCCGCATTTATTGTGCTAATTTGACACATCGTATTTGTTTCATCATTATCATTTTCCATTTGAAAAATGATAGTTCCACCTTGATCGTCATCCGCAGGGGTCGTTGAGGCATATTCTCTTGTTAAAATTACTTGTGGTCCACCACTGCTATCATTTCTATCTTCAGATATTTTAAAAATAGGAATGTTGTTTCCTGTAACAGCCATAGTTACACCAGAATCTGCAACATGTGTAAAAGTAACGTCACTGTCTGAACCAAAACTTAACACGGACGAATCACTATCTAATTTTAAATCATTACTTACCGTAACCGCTGTTGAAGCATTTAAATCAATAGTTGCTTCACCGTCCATCCTTAATACTCCGTCCGAGCTTTGTTGAATGAAACTAGCGACATCTCCAAATGTTATTTTATTTGTGCTATTTAATGTTAAACCTGTGCCATCGGTATGCGTTAAAGTAGTATCGTTATCTGAACCAAAACTTAAAACAGCGCCATCACTTTTTAAACTAACATCGTCACCAAAAGTAATATCATTAGCTAAAAAACTAGCCACAGCAGCACCGCTACCCCCACCATCCGCGTAAATTATATCTGCACCACCATTTAAAATAGTTACATTAGAACCACTACCTTGTGTAAAAATTACAGACTGACCGCTGTTATTTACAACAAAATATAGTTTATCCATGTCGTTTGGACTTATAGTAATTGTGTTTGTACCACTAGGACTTCCACCTAAAACCAAAACTCTAAATTGACCGTCGGTTAAAGAACCGTCTGTTGTTGTTAATGTGTGTGTTGTTCCACTTAAGGTTATTGCACCTACACCAGCTATCGCTCTATCTATAATATCCATATTAGTATTTGTCATGGTTCCCCATGTTCCAGACCGATCACCTGTAGCAGGTTTTTCAATACCTAAATTTGCTGTAAATGTACTTGTCATAATTTTTTCCTATGCTGCAATATTGGTCCAATCAGGCTCTTGATCTGATGTAATTTCACTAAAACTAGGTGTCTGACTGGGCGTAATTTCACTAAAACTAGGTGTTTGACTGGGTGTAATTTCACTAAAACTAGGTGTTTGACTGGGTGTAATTTCATTAAAATTAGACGTTTGATCGGGTAAAATAATTCCCCACACTTGTACACCCGATGTGGTAACAGTAGCTGTAAGACCGGTTACTGAAACATTTGAAGAGCCTGTTACGCTAACGTTTCCTACAGCACCTGTACCATTTTCCCCTGTTATATTTTCGGTAATTCCAATTTTAACCGTTACATCATCAGTGGCTCCAGTAGCTGATATACCTGTTACTGTAACATTTGCATCCCCGGTAACGGTTACACTACCTAATTCCCCTGTGCTAGATACCCCTGTAGCACTAATCGTTATGCCAACCCCTTCCGTAATAGTTACATTACCTACAGAACCTGTGCCAGATAAGCCGGTAACACTAACAGAAAAGTCAAATTTAGTTGTTACGTCACCTACAGCACCCGTGCCGGCCACGCCAGTAACAGATATAACATGACCGGTTGAAACAGCAACCGATCCTACAGCTCCTGTACCAACTACACCAGTAGCACTAATCGAAGTGTTTGTTTGACCATACGGACCGCTATTCCAACCACCTCGACTATAACCCGTTAAAATAGACATTTAAGTTACGCAATCCTTATAATTGCATTACTAGCATCTGCCGCAGGAAAAGCAATAGTAAAATCACCTGAACTAGATGCTTTATCTGAACCAAAATTTAAAACTAATACAGAAGTGTCACCACTTGTATCTTCGTTAAATATTAGAGCGCCTCTAGCGGTAATTGTGCTAGAGGAAAAAGTTGTATCTGCAAAATCAGTAAAAGCGGTAGTTCCACTAGTTGAAGGATCTACGCGGGTAAGCGTGTTTCCTTTTGCAGTATAGCCTGTTCCACTTACTTCGTTACTTGTTGTATATGCCGTAGTAGATGCGTCTAAAGAAGCTGAACTTGTATATAAAGCTAATTTAAAAGTATCACCACCCGAATTAAGAAAATTATGTTTCCCTTCAAGTAATTCTTTTTTAAAACTTGTACACATTGCTTGTGTTATTGCCATTTACATATCCTCAAAATATTTCATTAAACCTTCCATACCCTGCTCTTTCCAAATAGTTTTTACAGTAGATCGTTCACTATTTACAACTTTTTTAAAATAATCAATCAATAGTGCTTTAATTATAGCTTTGTATGCAAACGCTTGTTCTTTAACCTGCGGTGGTGCATTTGTCGATACAGCAACTATTCGATTAACCGCTAATTCAGCCCATTCCTCCGCGTTCATTCCTCGATTATTTGTTGTTACAACCGTAGGAGTTCCAATATTTGATTCTACGCTTACATTAAACATTATTGTTTTGGCCTAATAACTTTACCTGTCATATACTCGTCTGTAACTTCTTTAGATTCACCAAATAATTTTAAAGCAACAATCGCTTCACCTAAACGTTTTTCATACTCTTGCATTAAAGAAGGATCTCCCTTCATAAATGTGTATGCTTCTACTAAAGAACCATATAATAAAGCTAAAGTAGCATTTTCACTCAACCAAGTAGTACCACTATCCGCACCCGCTGTTAAACTAGCTGGACGATAAAAATAATGCAATTCAGCACTGTAATTAGCATCTGGAGTAGGACCAATAATAAAGTTATCAACATCAAAAACAGCATAATATTTAGGCGTTCCTGTTGTTGAAGAATTTGGATTAAATGTTTGAACAAAATCAGGATCTTTAAATTCTAAAAAAATATGTTCGCTGTTACTCGTAACAGATAAAGAATAAGGTGCTAAAAAATCACTTGGAGCAGCTAAAAATCTATTTGTACTGGTCATGGAACCTGAAACATTTTTACGAAAATAACTTAGTTGAATATTTTTTAAGATTCTTTCTTCTGCATTTTTGATAAAATCGCTTAAATGAGAAACAAAACTTGTTTCTGTATTTTGCGTGTAATCTTGAATTGCAGTTTTTAAAGTTCCAAATGTATAACTCATGTTGTTGTTACCGTTACCGTTCCCACGTTTCCTGAAGCTTTAATAGGTATAAAATTTTTAATTACGGGATCTCTTGTAGCTACAAAAACAACCATTGCCTCTGTTTTATCTGGTCTAGGATCTTTTAAAGCTTGTGGATCATCTACTTTAGGAAAAGGTTCTATTTGAGGACTTTTAGCCTCCCATTCATCAAAACCAACTAAAGCACCTGTCCATTCTTTTCTCATGCGATTTAAAGGATAAGCAAAACCAGAACGATCAGAAATACCTAAAGCATATTTACCCGATGCAAACTTACTCATGCGATAACGGTTCCTGTTACATTTGGTTTAATATTAAAAGAAGCTCTATCCCTATCTTCAACCATTGCTCTTTCAAACTCTTCTTCATAAATTGCTTTTAAAATTTGTATTCTATTTGGCGCACGTTTCATAGATAAATAATAAGCTAATCCTGCGGCTAAACACGGGTAAAATCTAAAAGGTATTTCTAAATCATTAGTAAAAGCATCTGCATCATCCATACGCCTTAAACGATTAAAAATAATTACATCCGTATCGTTTTCAGGCGCAGGCCACACTCTTAAAACAGGCTGTATCTGCCTATCTAAAAAAAATTGTGACGGCCTACCTGTAGTAGATTTAGATGGAATATTTAAATACGCTTCTCTACCTAACCTATCTGCTGCAAAATCCGTATTATCTCTGCGTATAACAACAGATAAAATGTCTATAGTCGCTTTAAAATCGGTTAAATCAACCGAAGCAGACAAAGTAGTAGTTGCACCGCTTGTACCACCCGTTAAAGTTTCACCACTAGAAAACGTTCCCGAAGGTATAGTTATAGCAAAACTAGTAGAAGATGGTTTGTTAGTAAGTGTAGTAGTTGCACTACTAGTCCCACCTGTAATCGTTTCTCCTACCGTAAAACTAGTGCTTGATCCAACAGTCATAGTTAGTATTCCTGCCGGATAATCTCTAATACCTGTTGCTGTAGTAATAGAGGTTTCGTTTATGGTCCATTGATTTAATCCACGATTTGCCCAATCAGCTAACATAAGATTTAAAGATCTTTTAGCTGTTTTTAAATCATATCCTGTACGAACCTCTAAACCACACCGTTCAAAAGCCTCTTCAACATAGTCCGTAACCTGAAGTTCAAAATCTTTTGAGCTTGACGTAGCCATTTAAGATTTTCTTCCCCTGTTTTTTCTAACCATGCCACCACCACGCATACGTTTAGCGCCTGTTTTCTTAACAGCACCGCCTCCCATCATACGTTTAGCGCCTGTTTTCTTAACAGCGCCGCCTCCCATCATACGTTTAGCGCCTGTTTTCTT